CCCTTGACATGACCCCATTTTTAGCCCTTTTTTCGCCAAGCTTGGCGTCTTGCGCGCAGGCTCCCTCAAAAAATCCGAATCCGCTCCTGGCTCGTCAACCATCCGGCCAGCCCGTAGCGCATGGCTCCACCCTAGCAGGGGCCAGGAGCGGATGCTGCTCGCCATGAGACTAGACCCCCAAGCCGCCCAGAGCCTGCGCGGCGAGCTTAAAGCCGCCGAAGACGCCGTGCGCAGAGCGTTAGAGGATTGTGATCGCGCCGCCGCACGACATGCAGATGTCCTGCGGCGCATCAAAGATGCGCGCGACGCCGATATCGCTTATTGGAATGACATCATCCCCGCCGAGGAGAGCACAGATGCTCCAACGACCGACGCTCACAACCGCTGACGACTTGTCCGAAGAACAGTTGGAGCGACTGGCGAAACAGCAAGTCGCTCGCCAAAAACTCGCCGTCGCGAAACAGCAATCCTTCGCCGATGGCGAAAAGCACGGCCTGCAACAAGCCGAGCTGGCCTATCGCGCCGCTCATGCCGCCCAAGCGGAAGAACACGAGCGAAATCTCGACCGCATGCAACGCATGTATGAGCATCACATGCGCGCGGTGAAACACGGATCGCGCGCAGCAGGCGGCGTCGTCGGGGTCATCGTCGGCGCAGTGACCGCATCAGCAGCGCTCTACGCGACGCAGCAAGCCACGCTCGGCGCCGCATTCGACGCCGCGTCAAATGCGACCGAGCGCGGCGTCGCCGCAGGCGTCGTCTTGCGAGCAGGAGCGGATTAGTGCAGGCGCAGCCCTCGCCGATCGCAAGGAAGTCTGGGGCTGAGGCAGACAGCGTGGCAGCGGCTACGCCTGCACGCGTGTATGTGTGTCCTATTCGACACACAGTCAAGCTGGCGGCTGCGATACTCGAAACCGCGAGGCTGCTGTGAACCCCAAGCTCAGACCCGATAGCG